GTAATCTGTTGCAGGACGTTTGATAACGCTACTATAATTAATATAGTAATCTTTTTGAGCAGTCCTTTAAAACCAATCTCACTCGACATTGTTTTTGTGTAGATTGCCTTGATAATGCCTGTCAGATAATCCAACACCATTATCACCAACAGAGCCCATAAAATACTGTCCCATTGACCGAATATTGCGACGAAAAATCCGCCCACAATTCCTATTACCGTACTTGTCCAATTAAAAATCTTATCCATAAATTAACCCTCCGTTTTATTTATTTTCAGCTTGCTTTTTTAACTCCGCCACCGTTTTTACAACCTCGATCGGCTCTTGGAAACCATAACTGCAAAGTGCATTGTACATTTCATAAACATCGCTGATTATATAGTCAAATCCCGGATAATTAACCGAATTACTTTTTTCTACGCCTTCGGCAACCCACTTCAACAACTCCGTCACACTATAATTCATTTCTTTCCCGGTTACTCTATCATTTGACCCAACTTTACTGTTCTCAAGTTCGTTTATATCCTCAATAATTGCTTGTCTCTCTGATTCTCCATATTCAATTTTACCTTTCAATTCGTCATCTGCCACTTGTCGTTCAGATATTTCAGTGCTTAGTGTGTCAGAGATAGTTTTTACTGCTTTGGGTGCAACTGCAATACCCGCATCTGCACCAGTACTACTATTTATAGCCTCTGACAATTTAACATGTCCAAACACAGTACGTGTACCCTTTCCAAAACCTGTGCCATTGCTTGCGTGATTTTTCGGTGCTTTGCCATCTAATTCTGTCTCTATTACCTGTGCAAAATCAGTTAATTCTTTGCGTGCTACTACACATTCATCATCATAACCAACAGCCGACTGTATTAATGTTTTCTGTTCACACACATTTCCCGTTGGATCGCCGTCTGTATAATAGTTATCCGATACAATTCGGAACGAAATCGATTCGATTTCCTTAGTTACTTGGAATTTAAAATCAAACTCTGTTGTTTGGTATGTTGCTGATGTGCCGTTTATCGTGATTGTTTTATCACCTGTATTGGTAGCTGTGTAATATGACTGTCCGAATGTTGCTGTTGTTTTATCAGTGTATGTAATCAGTACATCGGTTTCACCTACATTCAGACCGCCGCTGTCGCAATCATCCACTGCTATATGACGTGACGCCACATTAAATATCAATTCTAACGTGGTTTCTGTTTTCGGTTTACGACGGAAATTATCAACCACGAAATTCTGATACAAATATGCTCCGTTCTCAAACGAACCTGAATACGATAAATAATGTATACCGCTATCGTCAGTGACTAATGCGTTATCATCATTAACATATGTCTCTATGCCATATACTAAATTGTGAACACTATCTTTCATAGTTTCTTCTAACTTATTAATAGCCGATAATGTCGTCTTAATGGCGTGGGCTAAATCATTTACATCTTTAGCAAATACTACATCTTCACCATCCACTTTGTCTATCCAGTCAAATCCCATATTCATCTCTCCTATAACAATTCCAAATCATTTATAATTTTTTCGATATTATTCATTTTATATATATCCATCTTATCAAAAGACGATGGTATATTTTCACTCGATTCATATCCCGTTACAGATATAATTTTCTTTAAATTGCTTAATATTTGTTCCATATGTACTTTTAATGGGAAATTATCTACTGTATCACCCGAGAATTGACACTTCCAATCCGTTTTAGATACAACAGAAATTCCATATTTTTTTGATATAGCTTTTATACCTTTTTCTATACGGTTCAAATCTTCATAATTGATATATGCCTTTGCAGTACCTTTTATCAGATCCATTTCCGTCCTATCAAATATGTATTCTATCGCAAATCCATATTTTGTTTGTCCATATTTCGTTTGTCCATACTTTCCCATAACTTATTCCTCTATGTAATATAACCATATTTTAACATTAGCTATTAATTTGTTTGCCAAGCTGTACTCTAACTGCGTGATAGTGCCTGTTACTATCCTCATATCAGGTAATTCCAACTGTATGGTATCACCACACACTAAATCATCAGTAATGATAGTCCCACCAAATTCCGTATTATATTGATAATACCTATCCATCAGCAAATCAAGAATATTATCAGTTGATCCGTTAATTTTTAATTCTGCAACTTCCACTGTCTGAACGCTCAGTTCCTGCATATTTCTTTTTTTAGAAGAAATATTAGGGTTAGCTACTGCTATAACATCGCCGCCATTAGCAATATTTAAAGAGTATGCCGTTACAGAATAATCGGCATACTCTTTGGGAAATTCGCTTAATGTAAAATCTAAATACGGAGTTATATGACTGTCCGAATCTATTATATTTTGGTCTTTTCCTATCAAGTTAGTACCAATAGCCTGCGCCGGTCGTGTACCATAATGATACGCACCTATATGTGTTGACCTATTTATAGCATCTCTATCAATACGGATTGATATATCCGACGTTGATACGCTTATCTTTTCAGGCAAATATTTTCCGCTTTCTTTAGGCTTATTTTTATTATCCAACTCACCTAAATAATTACGAATGCTTGTTGTCACACTATAGGGTCTATTAACCGTAACAGATGAACCACTGATATTTTGATAAAATACTATTGTAAAATAGAACTTAACAGTAATATCTTCTGTGGTTATCATTGATGGCATATTTTCAATAGAAATTACAACATAATCTTTCGCACGTTCTTTGATAACCCATTTTAGATTAGATGTATCGACTTTTTCACCCTTTGTGTAAATCGAAGTTGACATACTTATTGAAGAAACAGGATTATTATCTGTTATTGTATAGCCACTAAACAGATTACCTGTTATATCTTGCTTAACTTCTGTTGTGTCAATTCTACCAAACCACAATGTACCATTTCTGAGTTTCTTACATACTGCATTTGTAGATAATAACACCTGTGATAATGCCTCGCGTTTTGTAACCGACGTAAAATTAATTGATATACTGGTATTGTTTGTGAGCAAATCGTCACATTCATATAATACATTGACATCTGCCATTATATCATTTATTACGTCAGTTACACTTATGTTTGTACTTTCTGTTGATACAAATAACTTATCTACATAATTCGTGCTATCCAAGTATTGAATAATATCGGAACAATTAATTGTATAATTATCAACTGCAACTTTTTCAATCTTTTGCAAATAAAAACTTCCAAACGGTGCATTATTATAATACAATTCTACATACTCGCAGGCTGAAAGTGTTTTAATAAATGCTTTGTCGGCACTTACTGAAAATACAAGTGTATTTATAGGAATAGTATCACTTACAATCGACACTTCTTCCAACACAGATAAATCATAGAACTTTTTTTCGTTTAACCATGTCGCATATCCAAATCTAATGTTTGCCACACTCACATGTCTGTTAGGGTTATTTGTTGCCATAAAATGCAGACGAATTTTATTAAATCTGCCAACAGAATAATCATGTTCTGTATCATCGGCATCATCTGTTGTAATTTCTTCAAAATCCGAAAACGATTGACTGACAATGCCTGTATCATTGATTACGTCCCAACTCTCTTTTATATCCGAATCATAATACAATACAATCTTAAATCTCGACGCAAAATCTTCACTATCTCTGAATATCAATGTTATACCGTCAATGTCCTGTTTTGTATGATAATTTTCAAACGCAAAGTCTAAATAACGTTCCTCTTCAAGTCTATACCCCGAATAATCACTATCAAAACTTGTACCACTGACTGTATCGCTCCAATATCCTGTTACTGATTTCGTTGTATCAATCACGTTACGAGTACCATCCAACCGCCACTTATTATGTTCTATAGTTGCGTATTTACTATCTGTATATATAGCAGTTCCGCGAAATATATTAAAATCTGATAGTTGGCTTATATAACCGTTGGCTGTTATCATATTAATATCTTTTAAAATATTAACAAAGTCTTTATTAAAACAAAGAATATCTGCCATTTGTAGTCACTTCCTTAACTCGTTAATGGTGTGCGCTGTGGACTTATCGCAATAAAATCAACGGATAGTCCTGTCCAATCATTTTTATTACCCCTTACTTTTCTTAACGTATCAGAACCGGATGTTATATACGCTTGAAATGTCAAAGTTTCCTGTCCATAAGGTACAGTTATCATATGATAGTCCACAGGCGCTGAAAGTTTGGCATATAAATTGTCATATTCATCAGTTGATAAATACTTCGTTTCAAACAGTATCTTGTAATTGTAATATGTACCAATTATATCTCGCACCATTGTACCGTTTAATAATCTTCCTGCATTATCAGTGTCGGCAATAGAAAAAGAGCGTTCAATTCCGTTTTCAGGTATCATTATATTGTAATTAATACCGTCTATGGTTACTATGTCTTGCCTGTTTTCGCGATTACTCATAGCTTATTACCTCCAATTATCAGACTTGAACCTGCTCTTGTTTTCTCTCTTGTTATTTCCGGCTTTAATACTCTCGCGAGTTGCGCAAGATTACCGTTAAAGTTGATATTTATATCACCATTTGAACTTCCGCCACCTTGTCCCATTACCTCTGCAACAGCCTGTTTGATTGTATCAAGAGGAGCTTCAATATTTGTTCCGCTTTTTTGGTCGCCCAAAACTGCCATAAATTCTTTATTCGGCGGAATAACGGCACCCGACGCAAGATGTGGTACAGAACTTGAAGTGTATTGTGTAGCCACGGTTTGTGTTATATTTTGATTGAGATTTGCCGTAGCCGTTACTTCATATCCATTCAATTCATTTAATGTTTCCTTGGATTGTTTAACACCATCACTGATGGTCCTATTCATATTATTCATAGATTCGTCCATAATAGACGATACCGCAGTCGTATCTATGTTACTGGTTACAAATCCACCTATTAGCGATAACGCACCTGCCGCCATTAAAGCAAGACCTGTTGGTATTGCTACGCCTGTAAAGCACAATATTGCACCTACAACCAGCAACGCCCCGCCGATAATTTTCATATAAAAAGCAATTTCATTTTGAACTGTTTCTCTTAGAGTTTCCGGAGATGCCGCAATCGCCATATACAATCCTGCAGCACCTGCTAATGCTACAGCCAATCCAATGCCGATTTGCCCTGTAAACATTAATGTAATACCAATTTCAAACAGAAACATACCTAAAATTGCTGATATTGTCGAAATGCTTTTTTTTACGTTGTCAGGTACTTCTTTCCAATCAATAACAGCCGTTGCCTCAATGGCTAATCCTGCTACAACTAACGCTATACCCGGAATTATTCCCGCGCCTGTGCATATTAATATTACGCCTATAACTACCAATGCTTTTCCGATTAAATCGGTTAATGTTTTAATTATATTTGTAACATTATCTGGCACTTCATTCCAATTTACTATTGTCATACCTGCTTCAAGTGCTAATCCCGCAATAACTAATGCGATACCCGGAATTATTCCCGAACCTGTACATATTAAAATAACACCTATCACAATCATTGCTGTAGACACTATTTCTGCAATAGTAGAAATAACATTCTTCACATTATCGGGAACTTCATCCCAATTAATTATCACTGACGCTTCAAGTGCCAATCCCGAAATAATCATGGCTATGCCTGCAACTATTCCGGCACCTGTTCCTGTGCATATTAATATGACACCTATTGCAATCATCGCACCGCCTACAAGTGCGGCAATAGCCTCTAATACCGTACTGACATTTGAGGTTATTTCATCCCAGTTTATTGTAACGGCAGCTACTTCAATTCCCAATCCGGTTAACAATAAAAATATACCTGCAGGTATATGCGCACCGGTACATATCATAACAATACCCATTGCTATTAGTACAACACCGGTAGCAATTCCGAGTTCTGAAATTATATTCTTTACGTTTTGACTAACAGTGTCCCAAGATACTTCATACAAAACATAGCTCTGCACCAATGCGGCAACTATTATTCCGATACCCAACGGTATATTTGCACCGGAAAAGATTAGAATAGCACCCAATACCAACTCTGCTGCAATCAGTGTCGCCCATAAGGTGGATACAATATTCGCAACACCTTGATCGCTCCATTCAAATGATTGCATTGTATAGTTCATCATTAACAAAGCCACAATTATAACACCCAATCCTAATGCTACATTACCTGTGAACAACAATATCACTCCTATAATTAACATCGAACCTTCAATGACAATTCGCAGGTCATGTAATATTTTTATGATTTTTTCAGATATTGTATCAGCCATTGTCGGAAACGTTAAAGTTTCTCTCAGTTTGTCGGCGGCTGATATTTCATCTTCTAAAGCCTTTTTTTGCGCCTGAAGTGCTTTTAATTGCGAATTTAATTGATCTATAATCTTATCATTTGCCGCAATCTGTTCATTCTCCGTATCCGGTGTATTGATTTGATTTAATTCATCAAAACTTAGTAGCGTTTTTTTGTTTGCCTCTTTCTGCTTTTGTTCATTTTTTTCGATGGCTTTATTTTCATCTTCCAAAGCATCTATTTTGTCTTGAATTGCATCTATCTGTTTATCAATCTGATCTTTTTGTTGTTCCTTTAATTTGTCTGCATTTGCTGATTGATATAATTCATTTGCCTTATCATACGATTGCTTGATTGTTTTACCGGACAAGGCACTAAAAAACGCCGCAATGTATGATGTAGCCTTGGCTAATCCATTCATAAACACATTTAACGCCGGCATAACTTTCGTATATATAACGGAAAATGCAATCCACAAATTAGTTTGTATCTGCTTTAATGAATTTGAAAAATCTTTATCGGTCTTAGTCAGACTGGTTAAAATACTTTTTAATGTGCGTAAACCTTTTGTGATAACGCTGAAAAAGAATACCCTTTTCGCCATACGCAAAAGCCGTGAACTTAGCTTTGTCATTGAAGATGTAACGTTATTAAATCCATTTGCTAAGACATTTGTTGACTTACGCCCTTGATTTTCTGACATTTTTAAATTATCGTTTAAATTTATTGTATTCTTTCCTGCCGTCGAAGCCGCGTCAGCTGTGCGTTTCATTTCCAATGTCATTTGCGGATTGGTTTGCATTGATGAAAGTTTGTTTTGCAATACAGAAGATTTTGAATTCAATTCATCCAATCTCACGCCTGTATTTTCCAACTGAGTATCAAGCAATTTAATAGAGGCATAATCTCGGTCGTTAAAAAATTTGCCGTCATATTCTTTAGTTGTATTTCGTGTAGCTGATTGTGTACCTTTTTCCAATACGACAGATTGTCGCGTTTGCAACTCTCTCATTTTATCTTCCGTCTTTGTTATTTCACTCTGAACTTTTTCAAATTCTTTTTGAGTTTCTTTCAACGTTTTATTTACACTCAGCAAATTTTTGTCTAAACTTGATGCAGATGTCTTAGAAAAGACAGATGTAATTGTGCTTTGTAAATCGCTCAATGACTTTTTGCAGTCCTGTGTTGTCAATGATACTTTTAATTTTATATCTCCATCATACGCCGCCAATTATATCACTCCTTTCTACTCTCTTGATTCCATATCGAATCAAGTAACTGTTTATTCTTTTGCAAATCTCTTTCCCACACGAAATATTGAGGATTATTCTTACGAAAACGTTGTTCAGACTTATCCAATTTACGTCCCTCGGCAATTTTAGAACGTATACTTACAACGGTTGCCAATGAGCATTCGCCAATTGACATATAATATCCTATAAACGTCCACCAATGGAGATACGGCAAGGCTCGTATTTCCGTATGAGCAACATTATTTATAGCCGATACAATTAAATTTTCATCTTGCACCCAGTCTATCATCTTATGTTCAGTCTTTTGTCCTACCTCTGAATTATTCAAGGATATAAACTTCATCACTTGATTATATGCCTCCTGTATATCAGGAAACGTATAATATATATCAGATATGGTATTTACATTTTCATAAAACATAATAATGACAACTGCCATAATTTCGTTACTGTTTAACTCCGGATCACCCGTTACATCAATTATATTAATTATGGTCCTGTAATCCCCTTTGTTTCGTATGGGATATTCTTTATCATTTATAATAATTGACGTAGGTAACTCATACATAATTATTTACCTACATACTTTTTAACACGCTTATTAACCTTGCCGACATCAAATTTACCCATTTCAGCCTTTATGGTCTTTTCGTATAGTCCGCTAAGCGTTGTTATAATGATGTCATACTTCAATTTGCCGTTTACTGGTGTAAATGCAGATGTGTCACCTAAGCATACTTCGCACACATTTGTATTGAATAGATAATCAATGGCATCGCGCATTTCCTTTTCAGAACTTTCCAACGCCGATTGCAATTTGTCCATTTCTTCGTCCGATATATTATCAGGATCGATATCTTGCAGGTTCTCCCAATGGGATTTTACCTTGTTTATTCTCTCCATCGCAGGCTTTATTCTGCTCATTATTGACATATCTTGTACATCAATCTCTAAAATCCTGTTTTCGTCTCCGTCAATGGTAAATCTTTTCTTTGTATTGACACCGAGATTTAAGTTTTCAAGTTTTTCTGACATATTAAATTCCTCCTATCTTATTCCTTGCCCTTTTCTGTAAACGTAAATGTATCAGCAAGTTTATCCACTGTACCCTCTGTAATGTCATTGCTGAAATGTACATCAATCGGAAGGGCGTTATAGCTGTCGCCTCCAAGCGATTGCGGTATGATTGAGCAATTAGAGTGTTTTACTGCATAATACGCTCCGTCTTTACCTATAAACGCCGTAATAATATATACAGTAAATGTGTTATTGTAGGCTTGAATATCATTTTTTAACGCCGCCTGTGTTAAATATGCCCCCAGTTTACTTCCACCAATAAGATAATACGGATCGAAAGATTGAGACGGCTCGGTCTTATTTACGTCAGTATATGTAATTCCACGAATATCCGTTGATGTTTGTACATCAGGATTGTATTCAATAGAACTATCTTCGGTTCTTGTTCCTAATATTTCTCTGTCTTCTGTTGTACCGCCGTAAGCTGTGCCGTCCCACTCTGCAACAGTTATAAGTAATTTTCTCTCTGCTCTTTGTCCTTCTTTGAGATTAATTTCATTCGCCATTATTTTAGTCCTCCTAACTCCATATCCTCCCGGATATGTCTAAATAATTAATTGTTATTGTAAAACTATACCGCGCTAAAGGCGGTGATGTACTTGCGTCTATACTGTCCAATCTCGGATTATCCGTTGTGGTTAAAATCTCATCAATTATACATTCCTGTCCAAAGTCAGGGAATATGCCTTTTTGATTTTGAACTTTAATCCAATCCAACAACGCTTGAACATCTTTAAAATCGTCTACGTTTTCGTTACAAAAACCCGGTATATTAACAAGTGCATTGCTCGATATAGAACGATAGTCCTGTATTGTTAATTGATAGCGTTTTTCTACACTGCCATCAACATAAGGTTTCTGTATATTCTTGTCATTCGACAGTGTTAATAACTGCTTAGTGCCGTCCTTTGCATTAATAAAATTAAAATACAAGGGACTGTTTTGAATATCTTCACATGTTAATAAATAATCAATAACTGCTTGGTTTTTATCCATTTTATCCCCCTTTCAATTTATTCTGCAATATCTTTTTAACATCACTCTTGAATACATCTCCTTGGCTGTCCATAGCGGCTTTATCCCAATGATGAGTAGCAAGCGGATGTTTTTCTTTTGAATAGTCAATACTCGCTCCCGTTGGGTGTTTTGCTTGATTTGGAGGGGACCAATATCCCACTATCTCACCATCACTCATGATTGGAATATTCGGACCGTATACAATACCCGTATACATATAATGTGCATACGGACTATTATATTGAACATATTCCGGTGTAACGGTTACATCGTGTGCCAATACACCCTCATCCATAGGCACATACGGGTCAAGAAATTTTGCATATGTATTATGCACTTGTTGCATTGTATCGGGATCATCTAAACTCTCAAGCTGTTTTTCAATGTCAAGAAAATTAATGCTTTCTATTTTTAATCCCATATCATTCACCACTTACATAATAATGCGGTGCGCATCTTCCTGCACCTGTATTGTCTTGCCAACTTTTCACGACAAAACATTCACCTGTTTCCTTGTATTTTGCAAGAAAATCAGTTGACCGCTTACCTTTTGTGCATTCGTCAATCTCATCTTCAACAGCGCTTTTTATAATGATGTCACCCTGATGTAGTGTAAAATATTCTTCTCTTTCATCATCAGAAAGTTTTATCCAATCACTATAATTTTTGAATTTATCATTAAACGGTATCCTTATAATGATATTATTTGTTTCAATTTCAGTTTGACCTATTGTAACCTTGTTATTTGCACTTTTAAAAAAGCAATCGGAAATAACTGTTTTGTGCCACGTTACAATATGATTTGACATATCTTCATGCCTGTTATACAAGGTTATTTGTGTATTCCACCAACTGGGATAGTTCATTTATAAACACCTCTATACAATAATACTTCGCCTTTTTGATTACGCTCGCCGTTCAGATATTGACGAATAACAACATATATATCTTTATCCAACTTATCTGACAATGCCTTAATGTCATTCATTGATGTATTTCCTGCATAACCGCCATATGTTTGTGAAACACCGTCATTTGACGAGCTTTTTACTATCGGCTTATCCATATCTTTCACTTTATCCATATAATTGTTATAATCACGTATAAGTTCAATAATCTTATATGTAGCGCGTTTCACCTTATCGCCGATTTCTGTATCATTAATAAGCCTGTTAAACGTATAGTAATCTATTTTTATTTGTGCGTCATATATAACGCCGTTAAAGGCGGTTTCTGACAATGTCCCGCCATAATTTTGATATTCCTCAAATGTAAGATACATTTCATTCACCGCCTTTATAACTGCATTAAGATTTTGCTTTTGTATTTTTCGGACGTGTAGATTTTTTATTATCCTCTGTCACTTCTGAATATCCCGATGCCAAATACGCACGAATTTGTATTTCATTCGATAATTCGATTGTATCAGTTCCGTTTGTCAGTAGCATATCATCACCGCCTACCTTATTCAGAGGCTTTATGTACATAAATCGCACTCTTTTTATTGTCAAGTACGAAAGCGTCATAATACGTTCTGCCTTCAACAAGCCAACCGTTTACGCCCGGTGGATTGTCATGTATTTTGTATTCTGACAATTTTACCGGAGCAGTTGTTGCGATCTTGTTTGTTATAAAGAAGTCAACATTTGTAGGCAAATACGATTTAGGCAATACCACAAGAGGCACACCGTCTATCATACCGACTTGACCTTTTACGGCTATTTCCTGTCCTGTTTCTGATTGCTTAACAAACGAACTATCTTCTTTTATCAACTTATAGAACGCACTTGAAACGTATGCTGTTGCGCCTGCAAGCGGAACTAAGTTATCTGTAAGTGTCATAGTACCTGTAAGAAATGCGTCATACGCATTGTCTTTTGTAATTGCTTCTGTGGCGGTTGTACCGGCATTTGCACAAATCTTTGAAAAACGGTACTTGTCTACTTCGGGGATAACAACTTCACGAAGTTGTCTGTTAAGTGCCGCACCTGCCGCGTTTACCATTTGTGTATCGGTGAAATTACCTTTATCAATCGTAAAAGTAAAACTTCTGTCTTGCGACATAGTCATTTCCTGTACACTGTTTTCGAGTTCTTCAGGTGTACCATAACGGCTTAGACCTGTTTTGGTGTAATCGTGCATAGGTGCTGTCGGTACAGAATAAACGTGTACAGTTTGTGCACCTACAAAATCGTAGTCTTGGTTGACAGCGCCCATAGACATTGCTTCTTTTGAAAATCTTTCATCAATTTGACTTGAATATTTTTCTGCGTAATTAATTGCCATAAAAATTCATCCTTTCTGTTATTCATCAAATCCGTTTAAGAACGGATCGTTTGTTTTACCTTGACCGCCGCCGCTTTTTTCTGCAAATTTAGGCTTTTTGTCGTCATTATCCGTAGCGAATGAATCGGCATTTTCTTTCTTGTATTTTTCAAGAAAATCATTTGCACCTAATATGGTTTCATTATCCATATTTAATTCATTTTCAGTCATACTACGAATAAATTCACGCTTGGCAGCCGCACTTGTAAATGTTTGAGTATGCGCAAATTCTTTAACGGCAAACTCGTATCTCTGCTTTTGCAACTTACCCTCGTAGTCAGTCTTTGCAGTATTGTAATCAGTCTGCAAAGTGTTAAATTTACCTGTAAGTTCCTTGAGCTTTACCTTGTCATTTCCTGCTGCTTCAAGTTGATTTTTAAGGTCCTCAAGGTCGTCATCTCTTGTTTTGATGTTTTTGTTTAACGTTTCAATCTGAGTGTCTTTAGTATGTACATCATTATCATACTTCTGCTTACTTACATAATTGCCCTCTGATAAATCAGCTATCTTCAAGCCCTTATCTTTAACACCTTTTGCGAACTGATCCCATGTAACAGCACCGTTCTCAAATAAAACTTTTAAAAACTCCATTTTTATTCCTTTCCACACTCTTTATGTCAGTTTAATTTATAAATCCGCTGTCTCTGTTCAGCGCGTGAGTGTACTTGCATTTATATGCCGACAAGTTAGGCATATTTATATACAAAACGCTTTTAGGCGTTTATGTATCAGTATAAATTTTTGTTTTATCAAATCTCGTTTTTAATCCGCTTTCTTTGCAAAATACTTTATATTCATTCTGCAACTTAACAATTTTTTCTTGCCATTCTTTTTGCAATTTTTCCTCGCAAGCAATTTCCGCTACTTTCTTGCCCTCTTTCGCCTTTCGTATGGATAATTCATATTGTCGTTGACGTTGTGTACACCAATACATAGATTTTCTGACTTCATTTCCGTTTCTGTCTTTTACGGTAATTCCATCAGCATTTTTTTTCTTGATTTCTTCCAGTTGTTTTAATGTGTAATTTGGTGTCGCTTGACCTACGATTATCTTCCACGCAAAGTGTCGGCAATTCCATAATCCTATTGGTCTGTCTATTTTGTGAAACTCATTCCCATTTACATCTTTAAAATCCTGTCCCGTCTGAATATTGTCATACTCTGCATTTGTGAATTGATGTCCTTGTATAGGTTCATGATCCGGTGCTGAATACTGATGTACTGATATTTCTACACCATCTGCCCCGAATTGCTCACCTGTAATGTCCTGCACAGTCTGTAATACATCTCTGATTCCGTCAAGAATATTACGTCTTACAACTGTATCAGCTCTAACATAATGCTTTTTGCCATTGGTAGATGTATACTCAATTTTTCGTCTTGAATAGCCGAATTATAATCTCCGACACCAGTTATTACTTTTTGTATTCCAAGGTCAATAACATTCTGATACGTCTGCGATACTGTTGTCGGTCGCACTATTAACGGATTTGTTGGCTCACGCCACATAAACGCAGTAGAATTAGACAAATTAGTATAATCCGCCAACGTCACACGCATAATGGATTGTACAGCATTTCTTAACGGTACATTTTCTTCGTATGGGATAAATGATTTTTTACGGTAATCGTAAAAAGGTTTAGCGTCCTTATACGCATCTTTTGCAACCGTTTTTATAATTTTCTTTATTTCTTTTTCTTGTAATTGTGTCAATTCCGCAATTTTTCTGTTAATCTCTCTAACATCTTCACCCGTTTTTAACAACTGCTCTAACTTATATACATCGGACGGCAATATAGTATTTATTGCTTTTACGCGCTCGGCTATTTTAATTAGAACTGTCATATTTATTTGCTCTTGACGGTCAATTAATGGCTGTATCAATTTATCTATTTCAAATTCATTCATCATACAGTATTCTCTACGCGCGTTTGACGTAATGTTAATCGGCGTACTTTTTCTTCTAACATATCAGAACGTGATTTTTGTTGAGATAATGCGGTTTCAAGTTCTTTTATTTTAGGTAAATATTCATTTTGATAAAAATCATTAAGTTCATCAGCCATCTTATAAATCTCCTTTTAAAAAAAATTGACAATAAAAAAATACCACAAGCTATAAAGCTTGTGGTATAAAGGTAAATGTCCCGATTTCAACGGGAGCTACGTCCATCAACGTGTGCTCACCCTACACTACTATTTACCATAATTATTATACCACGCTTTTTTCACAAAATCAATTAAATTTTTTTCTTTAGATGTTGGTCTTGTTGTTCCATATTCGTCATGTTCATATCCATGATGTGTATGTGGTTTTTTACCATTATGTTCATGATTCAAATCTATTGATTTCGTCCTTTTGCCATCATTGTTGTAATATGTAATTGTCGTTAATTCATTTTTGTTATTAACCGTTACATAAACACGCCCTTTTGTCATTGTTTCTTGAGGGGCTTTGGCTGATTTACTGTCGTTATACTTAACAAATTTGACATTACCCACAGTCAATAACGAAGTATATTCACTGCCATAAACCTTTCCATTGTCTGAAATACCACTTGCCGCTCCGCGTCCTCCCATAATTCTTATCCCTGCTTTCCTCTGAACAGTTCATATTTTATCTGTTCGACATTTCCTTTGTAATCGTCCATTTTCTGTGCAAACATCAATATTTTTGACGGTTGTAAACGTGCAAGCATTTCATTATAGCCTTCCATAAATGCTTGTCTTGTTGCCTTACTTCTCATACATCCTACATTTGATACCGCAACAATGCCGTCTTGTGGCTCTCCGTCAAAGCACCATTCAAAACTATCCTTATCACTCCACGCAATCGTCGGAATAACCGTCAAACCTCTTTCTTGCCAATATGCCGCACACCAATGTTTGCGGTAATGATTATAAATCTGAATAGCCTTTGGAAAATCCATATACAAGCTAAAGTCAGGACTTAACACAGCACCAAAAGCCTTTAAGAACTCTGTGTATCTGCCTGGCTCGTTCCAAACTCTTTCAAATTGATAATCATCAAGGAAAAAGTTTACACCTATTTTATCTGCTTGCTTTTTATATGATTTAACATAATTAAATCCTATCCATTCAGATATATCTATATCTTGAACAGGTTCAATTTGCGGTATGCTATATTCGCCTTTTCCTGCGTATATACGTTCCTGTAAGTTTAAATATTTACTCACAGCACACTATACCTCCGTTTCTTCGTTATTCATATTAGATTGCATTTCATATGAATTGTACTTCTGTATCTTATCAAGAGCCTGTATCGCCTGTTCTTCGGTTTCACCATAATACCACATTCTAAATTCAACCTTACTGCTTAAACCATTCTGAACAAGTGTAAGTCTTTTTGACATCTCGCTTTCTCTGTCCACCTCTATACTGTCGTCCCATTCGATAGATACGTCATAATCACCATCAGGAGCTAATTCGTAAAGTGTTGTATACACGTCCATTATATACACAACATCTTTTAATGTACTTTCTAACGCCTTTTGCAGTTGTGCATTTGCGGCATAACTTCTTTGCTTCAATACCGCTATCTCTGTCGCTGTTCTTGCGTCTTGGTTTACGTCTGACAACGTTCCTCGTGCAAGCTCGCACACATCTTCAATTCGCATTAACATTGTGTTTAAACCGTTTAGTAGGCTCACATCTCTAAATACCGGATTAAAAACGTTATAAGTGCTTTCATTATTCAAATCAATCTTACGGAACAATCGGTTTTGCAATTCACTATGAACCGTTACATCATTGCCGTGTTCGTCACGTTCCATTGTCAATGCCTCTCGGTCAACGTCAATAGCCAGTTCACCGCCTTCAAATTCCCATTTCAATCGTGAATATTGTTTATCGGCGTCTTTAATCAGATCCTTTGCCTTTTCATAAACACTAATACCTAACGGACTGTATGTATCAATGGTATTTGCGATAGGCACTTTGAAATAGGCAAATAGCAATCTATCCACATTTTCAATTACTGTTTCAGGCTCTAAATCTTCCCATGCAGGAACATCTGTCAAAGATATTTCAGTACCTAATTCAGTTAAATGTTGAGATGATATATTTGTATTTTTGGTATTAACCAACCTAAATGCTCTGTTTACTACCGTCACCCTATGACCGTCAAGTTTGTGATGTTCTAATCGACTGTAAGTATATTGTTTATCGATTATTCTTTGAACAAATGCCGCCTCGGTTATTCTACCGCTCGCATCAAAGGATATAGGATAAAATCCGTCTGCTTGAATGTAATCCATTAAAATTTTACTTTGCCCATTATCATCAACCATTACATACGGTTTAATAGCCAAACCGCCTTTTGCTAAACCATATTCAAGCTGTACTCTTATATCACGCATGATTGTATTTTGATATTGCTCGTTTAAATAATCAGCTCGCGAGGTACTACCTATCGGTACATTCTGTCTGTATTGCAATCCTGTATTCTCATCGATATTCTCCTGTTCTGCCATACGCCCCGTGATTTCCGATTTCATTTCAAGTGTACACATTCGTGCTTTTTCACTGACAATGAATGCCGGTAATCCCAATGACGTTATCTCAACAGGATCGGTTAATGTACCTTTTTTTAACCACGGTGCTTTATTTCTGTACATCAAGTCCCATTGCTCGATTGCATTAGTCATGTCACTTGATATTGTCGGTTGGATATGTAGGATATTTTCAATATTTCTGCCTGTCATTTTTCCTATCAACTCCTTTACCTTGCTCCATATTTGAGATAACACTCCATATCACCTCTTAATTTCCTTTACGTTTATAAAAACGCTCTAAAGCATATCTTGTTGCATCTATGCTATGATTATCTTTATCCGGATATTGACTTATAATATTATCGTCCCTATCTCGTTCATATTCATATCTTACAAATTCCTTGAATGTTTCCGGACATCTTCGCTTATCTATGTATATATGATTTAATGACTGTAACCATTTGATACCGTATCTTACACTGTCAGGACCTTTTTCTGCCGATCTTATAAATGCACCGTATGCTTTGAAATCCGCAATCGATTTTTGCTCGGCACTATCGGCAGTCAGTAGCTCATTCATTCCAATATGTTTCTTTTTGTCCTTATATAACGCGTCAAATATTTCAATATTTCGTGTACCATACGTTCTGTATTCATCAAAAATATATAAATCGTGTTTTTTTGTATCAAGGTGCATTCTCACAAATTGTGTAGGATCTTTCGCAAATCCCCAATCCAATCCGTTATATATATTGCTGAATGTTGTATACAACGGTTTATAACCGTCGCCAACCTCAACCATAACTCCCATATCCATATGCTCTACATTTTCAAATACATTGCCGCCTGTTCCGACTGCTTGACCCAAATACTCATGTGCATATGCTCTCGGATTACACTGTTTCAGTTGCTCCGCTTCGTCAAAAAATTGTTCTCCAAGCCAATCTTTCGGTACATCAAGATATGTGTTTCTGACAATAAGTGTATCATCAAATTGTTCGGCTTTTTCTGCATACTCATTTGCCCAGTTTAAATTACTTATGGGCGGGTTAAATGAACGAAAATCCCAAAACTTATCACCGCCACGCATTGTAGATTGTGTTACTTTTCTTAATTCGTTTTCTCCCGCAAACTGATCCAATTCCTCAAACCAAGTTATGCCGATATACCCGAATGGCAACTTAATGGATTTTACTTTACCTGCATCGTCTAATCCAAAGAACATTATCTTTTGTCCTGTCGGAATGTATGTAATTGACATAGGCGTTTGCGTTACCTTAAAATATTCTGATAATCCTAATTGTGCTATTCCCCATTCCATTTGTGCAAATACAGATGTTTTTATCGTATTTGCAACTTTACGGAATACACACGCATGAATATTTGAATATTTAATTAACAATAGCGGCACTAAACAACTAAGAAATGACGACTTTGTAGAACCTCTGCCACCTGAAAAAACGTAATGCGTATGTTTATGGTCGAGTACATCGTCAAGCACATCTTCATACATCGGAATAATTGTATTTTTGGTATTAATGTGTATATCCATATTTTATCGCCTTTCCAAAATAACCCTTACCGTATTATCTTGCTGTCCCTCATTATCAACAGGCTTATCTTTCCATGTATTAGGTTTTCGATTTTTAAGCCAAAATATTTGTGCAACTGTATCCGGTGGTACAAATACTTCTTCCTCGGCATATTCAATATGTTCTTCTTCCTTTACTCGCTTACCGTTGTCGTATGTAACCGTCTTTATTTTGATTGGCTTTATCAGCGTCTTAGTGATACCTTGAGCTTTGTTTAGCAGGGCGTTCTCTACCTGTATATCCACAACATCTTTTCCTCTTTTTAAGGCGTTAGAAATGTGAGGATATTTCTTTTTCCAATCATATAATGTTTCACGTCTAATTCCGATATTGTCCGCAATTTGTTCGTCTGTAAGTCCATCTCGCGCCCACGCCTCTAACCGAAGTAGGCTTTCTTCGGTTAGCCATTCTTGATATTTGCCTTTAGCCATAAAGCCCACCTCACTTTTTATATTCTAAGTAAAATAAAAACAGACTGCATATGATTAACACATACAATCTGTTTAATATAATATCTCCATTCCCACCAATTACACGAGATATTCACCCATCATCTCACGATGATACACTACCTTTTTGCGAAAATAACGAGAGATAAGATATAGAACACAAAATATTGCACCGTATATAGGTTTTGCATTATTTTTTGTTTGCTCATTCTTTTCGCATTATAAATTATACCATAGAAAAAACGAACAAAACGAACAACTTTATATTTTTTTTAAAAATCTTTTATGTTTCATTCTTACCCCATCGGCAGTATTGCCCCCACCAATTTGAAAGGCAATCCACTGCCATGACGGCATTACGGTGCCGTCTATGTACCTGTATCGGAATATGCGACGTGTTTCACTGTCTAATATACCGGCAACAAACAATTCAATCTTGTTTTTTTGCCGCTCCAATCGTTGACGTAGTACAATATCAGATATATGTGTTGGCTCAACACCCGACACAGAAATACAGTGCTTGACATACGGGAACTCGCTGTCAGAGCCTGTAACAGTACCATGTACTGTATTACTGTTTATCCTGTCGTTTACCTCGTTTAATTCTGCAACAATACTGCGATACTGTCGTAGCTCTTCTTTCGTCAAATCAATTCCCCCTGTCTAAATATTCAATACGTCCGTCTGAATGAAATATCATTTTACATTCATTGCGGATTGTATCTTTAATCGTTTTTATTCTGCCGTTCATCATATCCATTAATACAAATTTTGCAGTTTGTCCGATGTCCGCCATACGTTTTTTACGCCAACCGAATTGCATATATAACGGATATAGCGCCACAGGAAGTATCGTCTGCATTTTGTATATAATCATCTTCATACCGTCCTCATCAGCAGTATGCGTTTTCAAGGTCAGCGGTTTAAAATCTGCCATTAATGACTGATAATCAAAATCACATTCAGACTTAATTTCATCAGTCAGTTGTATTACTGTTCGTGTTTCGTTGCCGATGTGTTGTAAATAGTTATGCGCATATGTTATGTACCGCACCAATCGTTTTTGATTCCAACCATACTTTGTATGTAAATACCACACAACGAATACAACAGAATTAACAATCGCCTCTTTGGTTGCCTCAACTTCGACAACTTTATAGGCTTGCAGTGCCTTTTTAGTATTAAATTTCTTGACACCATGCTTTTCAGCTACTTTTTTGAAATTTTCAATCAATGCTGATTCTTCCTTGCGTCGTTCTTCCTGTTTCAATCTCTGCCGCATTTTCTTGCGTTTTTTTTGCTACCTTATCCATTCTGCGCCTCGTCCAATCTCTGAATATACTCGGTGAAATACCATTCTAATTCATCTCTAAATGTTTTGATAGCCTCTTCGGCTTTTTCTCTTGTTCTGAAATATATGTTATTTAAACCTCGACAACAACTATCTGCGTGAGCATAGAGCATATCAAGTGAATAATTGTATTTTATGTTATAAAAACAAAGGGTTCCGTCTTGCCAATCTTTTGACGATATGACCTTGTCGTCTAATGCTTGCCATTGCCTTAAACGACACAACAGCTTATCTGCACGGGCGTTATTATCGGCGATTATTTCACTATTGTAATAATTGCCGATATTGTAATAAATATCATCTGCTGAAACATTTCCTTCCGTGTAAAACCTCACATCACTATCTTCACCAACATAATAATACTTATCATTATATTTTGCTCGCTCATATCCCGTTTCAGGCTTGTCCTCAACAAACCCTAACTCATTTAACTGTTCTTCCGATATTTCAACTCGGATACTCTTGTTATTCACTTTCAATTCTACTTGCATTATTCTTCCTCCGTTTGTTTTTCTTGAAATTCCTTTAATCTTTCTTTGAGATATCCAATCTCATCTTTCCAGTGCTCAATTAGCATTTCTTCAACTGCTTGCTTTGCTTCCTCTATGCTGTCAGCCCACAATATATCGTTATCTGCATTTAATTCTTTTGATGTGTAATAAAACGCCTTATCATCTTCTTCATCTTGAACTAAACTTGCGATTATATCCTCGTCATCTCCATAAAATTGATCGAAATGCAATTCATAGCACTCTTTGCCAAATTCATTCTTTTCCGTTTTCCATTCTTTCATTTGTTTCGCTCCTTGCTCTCATAGGCTTTTTGTTATCATTTTCTTGACCGTCTTCAAAATCATCATTAATTGCCACAAGCAAAGCCATAAATTCATGATATTTTTCTTTATCTACATCATCTAAATGCCAATATTCTTCATACCCTTTTCTGATTATTGCTAATAGTACAAAGCCGAATATAATACATATTGTTGCAAACACTCTGCTTAGTGCTGATGGTATCATCAGCATAAATGCTATCCGACACCATGTTTCAGTGTGCTTGTCCCACGATTTGAAAATCATCTTGGATATATTTATTTTATGCTTTTTCAAATTTTATTCCTCCACAATTTCTTCATCAATTAATTCCATAGAAAAAAATTTCACGCCCTGTTTTAATGCTACCTGCGTGCCATCTGGATTTTTCACGCAAATCGTCATACCGTTTTTTAGCAAGCCATTTATTATCCCTTCAGCTTTGGCAAGTAACATTGCATTATGCATCATTGCCTGTAACCAATTCATTTTTTATCCTCCCAACAATCGCAAGTCGTATGTCGTGTATCTTCTTCCCATAGCCAAAATGTTTTCATCGGGCATTTTGCATATACACCAGTTGTATTATCATTTAAAACGGTAAGAAACTTGCATTTATCACAGCTTTTAATCATCTTCTGATATTCCTTAATTTTCGTCAGTTTTAGTTTTACATAATACGCTTTTATACCGTATGTACTTAAATGATGTACATACTTACCTTGCGAAGTACGCATAATATACCCACGTTCAGCGAATTTTGGCATAATTGAGCCATAGTCATATCCTTTATCCTGTAAAAACTCAGCAAGTTTATATTTATTAATTGTCGCAACACCGTTTTCGATTTTACCCCATATTTCATTATTGAAAGTTAATGATTGAGCAAATCTCTCTGCATTATGATATACCCAATTACAAATTGCATTGTAGCAATAATCAACAGTATCATCTTGCGGTACTTCTATTGTATTTCTTTCGACTAATAACGCCGTAAGCAATAGCAGATAATTTATACTGTCGCCTATTTTTTCCGCCCACATTTTCGGGGAAATTTCTTTCCCCTGTTCGTAATCTTCTATTAGGTCGTAAACACTGACAGTATGTTTTGCCATCATACCACCCAACGCCTTAACAGGTGTGCATTTCTGCAATTCACCCGCCACCTTGAAATTATGTAGCCTGTCATCTGTGGCATATTCTTCTGCCTTACTACATAGAACACTTTTGCATTTTTCTATGCGGTTGTTTATGATATTTTCAAATTGCTCTGTTTGCATTCTATTCCTCCTATTCAAGAGTTGTTATATTATATTTTACTGTGCCGTCATCATATTTTTTTGTTTCAATTATTGCATTGGCGTTCTCACCAACCTTATCCACATACTTTGTATATGTATCAATGCCGTAAAAGGCATATGCATTACCCTCATACTCGACCATAATTTTATATACCGCAGGGTGAGTAATCATGGTTATACTCTTGCCACAATTTACAGGTGTTACATATGCACCTCTGTAATATTTATCTATGACTTTGACCTCTACAGTTGAAGTTTCGGTACTGATACACTTCGCACAGCTTGTCAATAGAAATATCAATGCTATTGCAACCAACATTGATATAATCCGCTTAATATATTTCATCTGCTTACTCCTCCAATTCAATCACCTTAAATATCTCACTTTGTCGTTTGGCACCATCAGTTTTATCAACAACGCCCTGTTTTATTGCGGTATATAAATCAGCCAATCGTGCTATGATGAAACATTCCCCGCAATTAAATTCACCGCTGTTATACATAGCGTCGTAGCATTCTGCAAACTTTTCACCGTCGGTTACACATATATCCGACAATTCGTTTGCTTTAGCTTTGAGCTTATTCCTTGTAGCTTTATCAATCATCATTCAACACTTCCTCAATGAACTTTTTAAATCCGTCAAATTCAGATGGTCTAAGGACTGTCACCGCACCACCGGAAGTAAGTATTTTATCTAAATGACTACGTTGCAACGGTGCCAACTTACCATGTTCGGCTTTAATCTCAACGCCGATAAATCTACCATTCGCACACACAAGCAAATCGGGAACGCCTGCTCTTGTACCTCCGCAACCGTAATATTTAACCACATAACAGCCTTTACTCCGTAGCCATTGTTTAACTCGGTTTTCAAAATTCTTTTCCTCTGCCATATCAGATAAATTCCTTTCTGAATAGTTCGTCTGTATAATCTTTTCGCATTAACAAACAATCATATATCTTTTCTTCAACGCTCTTACAGCACATCATTATGTGATAATAGCATTGTTTTTCTTGACCGATACGGCATATCCTTGCTTTTGATTGCTCGAACAGCTCCGAACGTTCCGGCAGAGAAAAATATATAATTCTGTTCGCCTTTTGCAAATTTAATCCCATTGCTCCGGCTTGATATTGTATCAACGTAACCGAATTATCGTTATTTTCGTATGCCTTTAAATCCTTAACTTGTCCGTTTACTATGCTTATCGGTCTGTCAGATACCGCTTTTTTCAGTGCCTCAAGTTCGGTATTGAAGTTATAAAATATAATAACCCTGTCAGATGTGGAATTAACTAAATCAATTAATCGTGATATTTTGTCCTTACTGTATGCACTGCATAACATTCTTGCATACAATCTTTTTGACAATGTACTGTCACCTGTCAGTTCCTTATCATCTATCTTGATTATCCTGTCTTTCATAAACTTTTTGTAGTCTGATGAAACAGTCGAATATTCCTTTATAAACTTCTTTTCCGGTAACTTAATAACTTCTTCCGCCTTAGCGAATACCGCTCCGTATTCCTTTAGTTTTGCCTTTAATTCGCTCACATTCTTGTATCCTGTAACTACTCTGAAAGTCGGACCGCCGTAACTTCGCAATTCTGTTTTTATGTATCGGTTATAATATGCCGTTTTGGTAATCTTCCAACCTAACAATCGTAATTGCGAATACAGGAACTCATATTTACCGTCTGTCGGTGTACCGGATAACAATATTGTGTGTGACGGTTTCAACGATAACATGAACTTTGTACGCTTTGCTGTTTCATTTTTTATCATCGAACTTTCGTCTAACATCATTGTAAAATCCTTTAGTTTTCTTAATTCTTCACGTCTGTAAGCCAATTCGTAATTTATGATACCGATACATTTGTATATCGGATATACCATAAATGCCTGCATATCCTTTTTATTTGTCAAATCAAATACTGCATAATCCGTATAATGCTCTTTAAAATGCTCGCACCAGTCTTTGATTTTAGACTTCTGACACACGACTATGTTCACACGTTTGCCGTATAATCGTAATCGTTCACTGCCAATAAACGTCTTACCTAATCCCATATCATAGTAAAATGCCGAATTATCTTTATCACTTGTCAATGCAAGTGCTTTTTCTTGATAATCAAATAATTTCATTGTTTAACTCCTTATATATGCGTCCCCACGCCCCCAAACTGCTTTTTTGAATTGGGGGCTAACGGATACGATACCTATGCGATTTATCGGTATGTGTCCCCAATGTCCACACATTTTTTATTACTCTATATAGAACAATATTTTTTGATTTTTAATAATTAATCAAATAAATATTACTATATATACATTGTAAATTTATTGAGGACGTTGGGGACTTGGGGACACTTTTTTATATTAAAATGGTAAATCTTCATCATTTTCAATGTCCTCATAGTCGTCTATATCGTCTACATAGATACAGATACAATGTGCTTTTGCTCCGTTAATTCGCTTGGATATATCGCGTCTGCCGTTTTCGTGACGTGCAATTTTATGGTTACGAATCATCCATGAAAGTGTTGACTGTGGATTAAATCCACCGTCAGTAATTATCGAATTAAACCGATTTTTCAATATGTATATATTGCCGTCCTGTTCTATTCCCCAACACTCATTGCCGTTTGATGTGAAATTGCTATGATTTGCGATAATTTCTTCACGCAGATAATCATACGCACGTCTGTTGACGTTCAACATATCCTTGGTCTGCAAATATGGTTTAATATCATCTATACTGATTCGTACACCGTCATTAAATATCCAACGTTCAGACAGTTCATCAGCCGTTAATAATGCCGCCGCTGACGCAATTTGTTTGTCCGTTGCCTCTGTATTGTCCTCTAATAACTTGATATATTTCTCGTGCAATGCTCGTGCTTCAGCGATATTTCCGGTTAAATTATCAACAAATTCTTTACCGGCATGACCGTAATTCGCTTGTATCGTTCTGCAAAATTCTCGTGGATTTTTGAAGAACTTACCGCCGTTACATTCGATTTCAATAACACGATTGACTGCACCGCCACCCGATGACATTGACGTTATCGGACGCTCGCCTGTGGTTATAATACAATTTCGCCACGTCTTAATATTTTGTATACCACCGTCTTTTTTACCGCGTAAACGTCCTGTACCCTCGCACAGGCGGTATATTATATCATCAAAATCCGAACGCTTATTCAGTATCTGCAATTCGTCCATACATAACGGCAGTGAATTTAAACACGCCGCATATAATTCATTACCTACATCAGTAGAATTGAATGTATAGGCATATTTACCGATAACCGGTTCAGCCCATACAGACACCGCCGCAAGCAACGCAACCGATTTACCTGTTTCCGTATCACCCCATAGGTGAACGAAAAACGGCAACGCTCCGAGCGGTTTTAACAGCACACTCGCAAAACTCGCCGCCATTACCATACGAACAACGATATTGCCGTTTTTGCGGTAATCTCTGATTATTTTAAGCCATTTTTCATAACTGCCGACCTCTCTTACCGAATTAAATAACTGTCTGAAACTGTCCTGTCCCTCAAACTCCAAATCCGATATATACGGTGCAAATTCTTTAAATCCTCTGCCTACCCAACCCATATGGTCACACGATTTCTTTTCGATTATTTTGTCATAATTTATGCTTTCAAAATCGCTTAAAAACTGTACGAGTGCCTTTGCATTTTCTGATGTTACACCGACACCGTATTCAGCTAATTTTACGATTTTGTTCGCACTTGCAAGGTCAGAACGTGGGACGATTTTAGTTTTATAATTTCGTCCCGGTCTGCCGTAAACAAGTTGCACACTTTCAACATCAGTATCTACATTCGAATATCTTGTTATCATAAATATTGGGTGTGGACACGCCGTCACTTTTTCACTGAACTGTCCTTTGAACCTATATACTCCGTCATCAGTTGCAATCCATTCGCCTGTGTCCCACATTATTGCAGTGCCACTGAACTCCATTACATTGCCGTAAACAATGCTTTGACCCTTTTGCGCTCTGACATAGTTTGAAAATTGTGTTCGAAAATTAGATACTTTTAATTTCTTTGCTTTTTCTGCCATTTGTGCCACAAGCTGACCTTTGATAAACTCGTTGCCGTCAGCTTGGTCTATTATCCATTGAAACGGTTTTGATGATATTAAAAAATCGTCCTTACTGAAATCGGGTATCGTTATTCTGTTTTCATTCTCCATAGCACCCATTCCTTAACCTTTATTAAAACGGCAAATCTTCTTCCGATTCGTCCTCATCATCAAATCCACTTGTATCAAATCCTGACGTACTTCCGTCAAGTAGCTTATCCTGTGGAATTTCAGACATTTCCAATCCCTTAATACTTCTTACTGCTCTTGCCTTAGTCGCCCATTTTTTTTGACCGTTCATCATGTATTGTTCACGTCCGAACAATACACCGATTTTCTTACCCTTAAGCGTTTTTTCGTCCCAATTCCAAACATATCCCACATTGCTTTCTTCAATACAGGTAATCATACCTTTGAAAAACGGTAACTGCTTACCTTCAAAACCTTGTCTAAACAGTCCGCCGTTGTTCCACTTTGCATCCGTTCCGTTTCTTGCGATGTTAGTCGCATATAAATTGCTATAATGGTCTTTATATTCGCCCTCCGCAATATCTAATTGTAAGACAAACTGTTCTTTACCGGTCCTTGTTTTAACAACTTTTGCGCCCTTGATTTCGCAGATATATTTACCCGGTGGCAATGCTCTGCTCTCGCCTGTGTATGCTTGCGCCTCGTCATATCCTTGTATTTTATTCATTATTCTTATCCTCCTCATTCAGTCCGTAATATTCTCTTATTCTTTCGTCAACTGCTTTCAAATCGTTATCAATCTCTAAATCAAACATATCCATAGGTGACTTACACGTTGTATGTCCGTCTGATTGCGTTATGAAGCTATGACTTTGACCGTCAGCTTGACATAATAAAACGATTGAAAACAGTCCCTCAACGGTCAACTGATTGTCCAACATTTTACCGATTGTTTTCGCTTTAATTTTACCGTTTTCGGTCTGCTCGCAATGGTGTAAAAAATATACGATTGTATCATCAGGCAATCCCTCAATAATAAATGTAATCATCTTTTGAAAACGTACCGCCATATCGGTAAACTTCGCATAGCCTGTTTCTTTTGCACGATTAAACGAATCGAACGCCAACAGATATTGACTGTCGTCTATAACGTATCGATTGTACTGCTTTTTACTTAATTCTTTGGCAATAACGTTGTATGTAGCCTTTTTGATTGAATTTAGCTTCTTGCGGAACGGCAACGGCTTACTTGCCACATTAAATATTAACAAATCATCTTCGTTAAAATTTCGCAAACTTGCACTTTTTCCGCTACCGCTTTCACCTATAATTAAAACCGGTATTCCCATATATATCACTCCTTATTTTATACTCATATTGTTTCTCTCTACCAACTCTGCATGCGGAATATCAAAACCTCCCTGCAACATTCCCTTAATGACCGCTTTGTTTGGCTCCGGTCGTTTAAATGTCAACAGGTCGTTGTTGTTCTTCATTGCATAATCAATAAATTCGTCATCAACTTCCACCGCCGTTGACTTTCTGTAACTTATCGCCACTTTTGAAGTAGCAAATTTATTGCCTTGTAGCGTTCGATTTACGAAATTCTTTAAACTTTCCGCTCTATGCTCCAACGACTTACGACGCTCCGCAAGCGCTTTTTCTTCTTCGCGAATAGCTTTGCTTTCAGCTATTAAATTTTTATGCCATAGCGCCGCATTTTCAATTTTTTCTTCTCTCTGCATTTGTAATTCTTCAAACGCTTCAAAGTCCTTTATTTCGCCTGTTTCTTCGTCAATTAAAGAAAACATTGCATTGTCTATTTCATATATGTTCATTTGACATTTTCCTTTCTATGTGATACAATGTAATTCCAATTAAAAAAGTGTGTGGCATTTACATTTGTAAATGCAGTAATTATGCAGGGGAATAAATCCCCTGCATTTTTGCTATTCAATTATATGTACGTTTTTTACGTCTGAAAGTAATTCGCGTAGCTTGTCCGCAACGTTCTTTACTGCTTCACGTTCCCAAGCTCCACCGTCTGCTTCAAACAGTGCCGCTCTGCCATCTTTAAGTCTGATTAGAAATTCTGATTCCGGTTGCTCAACCTCTAAAAATGTTCTGTACGGTTTCAACGTAACAATCGGCTTAATTCTCTGTTCGCCTACCAACTGAATACCGCTCTTTACGGTTGCCGATTGCGTAATCCCGTCATCTTTTGTCTGTACGCTCTGTTGGTCTGTTATGTTGCCGAGTAACTGCACAAGATAATCTCTGTCCTCTGTCGGTGCAAAACGTGATTTTAGATTTATAATCATATTTTCAATGCTCATATAATCATTGAAATCAAAACCGATGAATTTTGCCTCAGCTGTAAAAGGCATTTCGCGTTGCATATCATCTCTGACCGCGCCTAACACATGTACTCGTTCCGCTGATGTTACTCTGACGAATAGCGGAAGATTGTACTCGTTCATTTCTTGCTTTATCATTGTCGTCAAGCCACTTAGGCTTGTAAGACTTATTGTATCAACAATCTTGTTTTCGATTCTGTATAAGCGCTTGTCCGAAAAAGTACCCTGCGTTGTTTCAATCACCTTTGGTCCTGTCATATCCTCGATTTTTTCAATAAACTCTCTGTTAATCATTATCTTTATCCTCCTTAAATTACATTGCTTTCTTGATTGGTATAACCTTTGGTTCATCTTGCTGCGAGCCGTCTAATGCCATTTGCCCCGGCACTTGCGGCAACATTTCAACTAATGCCCTGCCCTCGTCTGATTCCGTCAAGTACAACGAACTTTCAATGTTGTTTGTCGGTACAAGCGTCGGCTTGACTTGTGTTGACATTTTAATGCTTTTACGCTCACTATCTGGCTTTAGCGATAACGTCAACGTTAGTTTTCTCACTGCTTCCGCTTTTGTGTTTAGGTCAGCGATATTATCAATAACCTTGCCCAGTTCATAGTCCAACCTCTCTTGAATTGCTCCATGCGAAACATCTAATAAATGTGCCTTATCCACTTTCATCATTCCTTTCTTGATTTTTTTATTTTTTGTGGTATAATATATGTAAAACATAGATTAATCTATGTAATTACCTTTGACCGTTTCGAGTTGCCGCTCGTACGGTCTTTTCTTTTGCGACTAAGTGTCATCGCATTTACGAAAACACCTACCAAATGCTTTTCATTCGGTGTTAAATCGCTATACAATTTCAGTTCTCACCTCCTAATTCTGATATTTTATAGGCTGTCTGTATGCCGAAACTATTTCCCAAGATAATCCGTAACTGTACGGGAACTGCAATACCTCTTTGAATAGGTCATACCACGCTTTTTTCTTTTCGTATGCGTCGGCTTCTTCTTCCGTAAGTCCGTCGCGTTCATCGTCGCATACTGCGTCATCATCATCTATGCACGCCCAATCATCATCAATACAGGCGAAGTCGTCATCACGACAAGCAAAGTCATCGTCTATGCACGCCCAATCGTCAAATTCGTATTTTGTCATAGCCGTTTAATTATCTCCACTGATAATCTTTGCAACACTCATTTCAAGCGGGTGCTTTGACTTGATACGATTTGTTATCCCGTATCCTTTTGCTATGTATGCCTTAACCGACTTGTTGTCATCGGCGTTTAAAA